GAGATTAGTAATGGCCTTACGATAGCCTTTAGAGGCATATCGCGAGACTTTACTATCTTCTCCACCACGGGAGACCAACCCACCTCCTCCGAGAAATCGGGGAAGATAAGGAGGAATCCTATGATGTCTTAGTTGCTTGGCGGCTTTCGGAAAGGCCACCCGGACCAGTACATCGATCAGGTATGCAGAGTAACCGTCTATCCTCAAGGACTCGGCAACCTCGCCAGCAACGACCCAATCGGGTAAGTTGCCAGGGAGCTTGTGAGTCACCTTTGATGGACCCGCGTCAAAGAAACCTTTCAGAGGGACTGCAAACGTCCTTGAAACCTTTCCCCGACACGGTAACGACTGTTTCTCTGGTTCATGAAGGAGAATACGCTTCTTACGAAGCTGCTTCCATACAGCCCGTGCTGTCGTGAAAGTATGATATTCATCCGACCTGAACTCAACAAGCATCTCGAGGAAGACGCCTCTACACGTCGACCGACAATGTTTACCTGCTGACAACTCACCACCGCATGCACGCATGCAGACTTCGTAGTGATCAATGACTACGGGAGGAGCTACTGCGAGGAGATCATCCCCGCAGATCACAGCCCTTCCCTTGATCTTTGAAAACTTCGGAGTATTGGATTTTAGCGCCTCCGTCCACCAATAAAGGTGAACTAAGGAGAGCAAAATCCAGGTGGTGGGTAGTCCCATGAGAATTCCTCTAGTCTGGTGGATGACCTCGTCATCCCCATCATATTGGAGCACATGGTTGGTAACACAGAGTCGCAGTCCTCGCACCTCTGCTGGAGAAAACTTATCCGAACTGATAAGTCCTTCCACCAGAGACTCGACTAAATCGCGGGGCAAGAGGTCAGAAGCGGCCCTAAGGTCACTTGAAACCACTTGCCCTGAGCAACCCCCAAGCCGATTGATCAGATCGGCCTCCGGGATTCCCATAAGGGCACCCCGGCATTCCGGGACTCTCTTGAGTCCCCGGATGAGGCGTTGCCGCGCAAGATGTCCTAGTACTAGGACACTTGCCTGTGATTTAGTCACAATCCTAGCCTTGAGACCTCGTTCTTCAATCACGCCGACTTTCGATGTCGGCACAAATGAAGGACTTGAGGTCTCGGCTAGTGCGCGATGGACCACCTTACCGTCACCAACCAGATCGGTGAACTCCTGAAGTAGTACCCCTTCAGGACGATCTGGTTGAACAAAGGTAGGGTCGTCGGCG